GGTGACGGGACAGCGGAGACGCTGCAAGAGCCGATCTACCTCCAGTTCCAGCATGACGCCGTCATGTACGACAACGAGGTCAAGGAGGCCAAGGAGACATTCGCCTTCCGGGGCCAGTACCAGCACCGTGACGAGGCGACTCCGGTCGATCCGATCTACCGCCTCTCCGTCTTCGACACGAAGAACATCGCTGACGCCGAAGACCGCGAGATCGCAGAGGCGTTCATGCGTGACCAGATCGCCCAGGGCAACACCGACTTCATCATCGTCGAGACGACCGCGATCCCTCGCCCGTGGCCGAACTACGACAACACCAAGGATCCGAAGAAGATCGCGGCCAAGGTGGTCGAGGACGGCTACACGGTGCAGGACGTGATCGACTACGAGCGCCTCTTCGGCCAGAACCGCGCCGACGTGATCGCCGCGCTCGAGGCCATCGAGACCGACGAGGTCGTCGTCGTCGCATGAAGTTCGATGATCTCGTCATCGACGCGGAGAACAACACGGACGGCAAGGTCGTCGTGATGCCGGACGGCCGCGTGATGACGGAGGCCACGATCACCCTCTCCCCGGACGGGGAGGCGATGATGAAGCAGGGGTACCTGTGCGGCAACTGCCTTCAGGACTTCGCCAAGATCGGCCTCGGTGCGTTCCCCGAGGAGTGCCCTGTCTGCCACTTCAGGGTGCGCGAGCTTCAGGCGGAGCAGCTTCGCCGCCAGGATGTCGGGGAAGCGCATCTCGGATCGCGGCTCACACTGTCCGATGAGCTTGAGAGACTTGGGGACATGTGGCTCCCCGGAGATGACATCTGATGGCCACCACCGCGCAGTGGTTCGCCAAGGCCGGGGGCGCTCTGATCGCTGACCTCTGGACTCCCCGCCAGATGGGAATCATCCTGATGAAGCCGACCTTCGTCCCCGACATCGACACCCAGATGGTCTACGCCGATGTCGCCGCGCAGGAGCTTGCGGCCGGGGGCGGCTACACGGTCGGCGGGACTCAGATCACGAACCGCTCCACGCTCTACAACGCCGGGGCTGACCGTTGGGATCTCCTCGGTGACGACGTTCTCTGGGGGCCGGGGGCGAGCTTCTCGGTTCGGCACGGCATCGTCTACGAGCAGGCGACGGTCGACAAGCGGCTCTGGGAGATCCTCGACTTCGGCCAGCAGTACGACGTGGTCAACGGCTTCTTCACCGTCGACTTCTCCTCTGCTGTCCTGGCGGTGCAGGCAGGCCCAGCGGTCTGAGATGGCCCCCAAGGCCGTCGTCTACCACATCTGCGGCCAGCATCTCTGCGGGGAGGCGTTGGTCGGCTACGCGGTAGGGCCGGACACCCCGATCATGATGGCCCCCTCGCTCGTCCTTCGGGGCGGGGCGATGGTCAGGAACGCGCCCTCGATGGCCGCACCCCGTCTGAACCTGATCGGCAAGGTGACGTTGGGTGGGCCTCCACCGGGGCCGAGGATGAGCCGGCCGATCCTGAAGCTGAACGGCAGCGCTGTGACCGGGGGCTTCCCGCCAGGGCCGAAGATCGGCACTCCGCGCCTGAACCTGAACGGCGTACCGATCCTGCTCTCTATCTCCGAGGATCTCGTGATGGGGATCCCCGAGCTCTTCCTCAACGGGGCCAAGGCTGTCGGCAAGGAGAAGTCTGCCGTGCCCACCCGTCCCGTCGACTGGATCCTCGAGCCGACGATTGACGAGGACTGGCTGCTCGTTCCCACGACCGAGAAGGACATGTGATCCTCCGGCCTCTCCATACTGGAGCCTGATGCCGAACTACGTCCCCACCGACTGGGCCGATGGAGTCACTCCCGTCGATGAAGCCCACCTCGACAAGATGGAAGCGGGGATCGTCGGCGCGGTTCCGCGGGATGGGTCGGTCGCCGCCGCCGCGACTCTCTACCGATCCAAGCTCCTCGCCGCCGACGCCCAGCCTGCCTTCCAGCAGAAGGGCGACGGCAGGATGGAGTGGGGGCCGGGAGGGGCGACAGCGCCCGACAACACCCTCTACCGGGTGGCAGCAGGGATTCTCCAGACCAACTCCACCCTTGGGTCTGTCGGCACCGCAGGCTACTTCGGCTTCGGAACCAAGGTGACGGGCAACCCCCAGTTCCGCTGGGGTGCCACCAACGATGGGATGCTGTACTGGGGCGATGGAGGTGGTGGACAGGACACCAACCTCTACCGCTCGTCGGCGCAGACGCTGAAGACGGACGGGTACTTCCTGGCTGGCGCGGACATCTACGCCCACTACGGGATCGCCGCCGAACAGATCGCCCTTACGGGTGCCAACGGCAGGGCCACCATCGTGTTCGGCTCGGCCTTCGACACCAACCTCTACCGCCAGGGTGCAGACATCCTCGCGACCGACGACTCCTTCCGCATCTACCGCTCCGCGACGACCAACTACGGCCTCGTCGTTGCCGTCACGGGCGAGGCTGGCAAGCGGTTCGCCGTCGAGGCTGGAGGGCGGCTGCTCTGGGGCGACGGGACGGCAGCGGAGGACACCACCCTCTACCGCTCCGGGGCGAACGAACTTGGTACGGGAGGGGGTCTGCGCGTCGGAACGTCCCTGGTGGTCGATCAGACGAACGTGGGTGGCAGGCTCTACTTCGGCCCCGCTCTCGACACCACCCTCTCCCGTGCCTTCGCCGCCTGCCTTCAGACGGAGTCCACCTTCCTGATCGTCAACCCCAGCACGGGCTTCTGGTTCAAGCCGAACGCCGCCGGGGGAATCGCCCTCCTCACCCAGGTCGGGGCGGAACCCAACCCTCGCTTCTACATCGACTACGGCGGCTACCACCGCTGGGGCGACGGGACGAACGCGCCCGACACCAACCTCTACCGCTCCGCTCCCGGTGTCCTGAAGACGGACGGCTCGCTCAATCTCGGCGGCGGGATCGACGCAGGGGGAAGCATCTACTCTCATGCCGGGTGGGGGTACGTCGGGATCCTGGCCGGGGACACGAACATGCGGCTCGGCCTCTACTCGACCGGGTCAGCGATCTACTTCGGCCCCGGCAACGCTGCCGAGGACACCAACCTCTCTCGCCTCGCGCCGGGTGTGCTTGGGATCAACGGCGTCCCCATCGGCAACGCGACTCGCACCCGCCAGTACCCGCTGAAGCTGATGGCCCCGCGCTCATCCGCTTTCGCAGGCAACGCCTTCTGGACGGTCGCTGCGATGTCCGGATTCGACTACCCCCACTGGGAGTTCGTCAAGGACGTGGAGGGCCGGGTGTTCGGCCAGATCCTCTCTCCGAAGACGGTGGCCGCGACACCGAACGCCAAGATCGTCCTCATCCTCTGCTGCATGGCGACAGCGGGTGTGAGTCGAATGAACGTCCACTACGCCTTGCTGGGGACAACAGGAGGGTGGCTCGGTGGATCTCTTACTCCCATCGGGGCGCAGGACATAGCGATGCCAGCCACAACCTCTGGCTTCGTCAAGGCGACGTTCGCCGTGCCAGCAGGGATCACGGCAGACCAGATGATCTTCCTAGAGATCGTCCATGAGGGCAATCACGCCAACGACACCCTCGCGGTGAACACGATGCTGGTCGAGGCGTACTTGGAGATCGACTCCTGATGGCGAGGAACTTCGGAACCGGGGGAACCGACGACCGCGTACTGATGACGAACGCCGCTCGGCTCTACCCGTTCTCCCACAAGCACACCTTCGCCGGGTGGTGCTACCGGGTTCAAGACCCGGTCAACACTTGGCGGTTTGCCCAGGAGTCGGACAACGCAACCACGGCTCGCTGGTATCTGGGCTGCAACAACAACGGCTCTCAGGGCGCACCGGGCTTCCGCCTCTACCTCTTCTCCGCTGGGGTCTACAAGCGAAGCTGGACTTGGGCTTGGCCTCCGATCAACACATGGCACCACATCGCCTTCACGCACGACACGGCGGTGGTCGGGACGAGGCCCATCGTCTACCAGAACGGTGTCGTGCAGACGCTAGGGGAGTACGACAACTGGGACGCGGCGGTGGCGACGAGCGATGCCTCCATCCGCCTTGGTGGATCGGTAGGCGCAGGGAGCGGCTGGCCCGGTAAGGGGCAGAACATGGCCTACTGGAACGACATCCTCTCCCCGGCTGAGATCCAGGCTCTCGTCAAGGGAGTCTCGCCCCACCTGATCCGCACCGGGAAGTTGCAGTGGCACTTCCCCTGCTTCCAGACCGCAGAAGAGGGAGACTGGGCAGGAGGAAGGGCTGGGGAGCGCTTCGGCACTACGGTAGAGCCAGCCCCAGTCCCATCCGGCCCCATGCTCATCGTCTAGAGGAGAGAGATGAACCAGCAGGAGATCACGCTCGCAGCCATCGGTGACCTAGAGGTCACCCGCCGCGCCCTGATCATGGAGATCCAGGCGCGGGACGAGTACATTAAGGATCTGGAAGGCAGGCTCGGGATCGTACGTAACGAGGACGGCTCGCTTCCGAACGGGAACGGGAACGGCCTCGTCGTCCCCGACAAGGAGATCGTGCTGCCATGACGCGAGACCAGATGGCCGACAGGATCAAGTTCACGCTCGGGCTTCAGGACGACACGACGTTCAACGAGACGAACTTCATCACCGACCTGATCTTCGAGGCGATCTGCGACATCTCCTCGCGCACGCGCACGGGCGCGAGGGTGATCAACATGACGACGACGGAGAACACCCGCACGCACGACCTCTCGGTCGGCGCGATCATCTCCCTGCTCGACATCTCCGACGACCAGGGCTTCCTCGACCGCTACACGCGGGAGGACATCGAGACGATCCAGGCCCAGGGTGGAAGGGGCTACTGCTGGGAGGAGCCGCTGCTCTGGATCTCACCGATCACCCCGGAGCCAGTCACCCTCCGCGTCTTCGGCGTCTTCCGCCCTCGCAAGATGACGGACGGGAGTCAGACCCCCTCCGACCCGCTGTACGGCAACCTCGCGGAGGAGTTCCATTCGGCCATCGTCACCTACTGCCTCTGGAAGGGCGGCGAGTACGTCGAGCATGAGAGCTCGGGCTACGGCGAGAAGTGGCACGCCCAGTACGAGGGCCAGGACGGCAACGGAGGCGAGATCGCCAGGATCAAGCGGGTGATGTCGAAGCGCGTCACCGCGCAGGCGAACCGCCACCGGGCGATGGTCAAGCACCACGGCATCCCTTCGGATGCTGGTTCCCTGATCGGCGGCTGATGAAGCCCGTCGAGATCTTCGGTCAGATCAAGGGCATGATCCGCGACGTTGCCGTCGATGAGATGCCGGACGGGTTCGTCTACGACATGACGGACTTCATCCCGAACCGGAAGGGATCGCGGGTCGACGTGCGCGGCAACTGGTCGTTCCTCGGCCCGACCTTCGGCTCGAGGATCTGGGGCGGGAGGGACTGCCGCTTCAACAGTCCGATCGGTGACCGCCTCCTCGTAGCGGCCGGCTCGGAGATCCACGATGTCAACCACGACACCGGGGCGCACACCATCGTCCCCGGCGGTGGCCCTGCCGAGATGGTGCAGAACGCGGAGAAGCTGAACGACAAGGCGTACTTCTTCGACAGCACCGGGGCGAAGACCCCGACCGCGGTCTACAACGCCGGGGCTGGGACGCTGGTCACGAAGCAGATCCCCGCCTCGGCCCCCAAGTCTGCGGTCGGCTGCGTCTACAAGGACAGGCTCGTCCTCGCTGAAGGCTCCACCGTTCGCTTCTCACCGCTGCCGAAGGCCGGGGTGGCGCCGGACAACGGGCCGCTGGCGGAGTGGGACGACTCCTCCGAGTGGCCGACGAGCGACACGATCCAGGGCTTCGCTCCGATGCAGGGCCAGATCCTGATCTTCCACACCTCGATGATCGAGCGGCTGAGAGGCACCATCGCCCCGGCCACGAACGTCGACGGCAACCTCTCCCTCGACACGCTCTCCGATCAGGTGGGCTGCACGATCCCCTCGACCATCGTGCCCTGGCGGGAGAACGTGATCTTCGCCGACGAGCGCGGGGTCTACCTGACGGACGGCACCTCGATCAAGAGCCTGACCGAGCAGGGCGGGGTCTCCGACTTCTGGCGCGAGGCATACCGCTACCGCGCCCCCGGCCCGTCGATCAACTGCTCCGTCTACCTCGACTACCTGCTCGTCTCGATCCTGACGACGACGAGCGCCCAGCCCTTCTTCGTGATCTGCGACCTGAACGAGAGGGCGTGGTTCCGGTTCACGAACTTCGCCCCCTCCTGCCAGATCCCCGGCGAGGGGACGCGGGAGGAGATCTACTGCGGGGTTCAGGTCGACAACCGGATGTCGATCCTCTCGACCATGTTCGGTGAGCCCTACGTCGGAGCGATCCCGGCCCCCGACTTCGTGGACGGCAACGGCGAGAACGTGCGTGGGTCTGTCACGACGGGGTTCAAGAAGCTGAACAACGAGGGGATGACACGACTGAGGGCGATCCACACCTCCTACCACCACCAGTCCTACATCACCCCCGACAACGTCGACGGGGTCAAGGTCGAGTACCGTCTCTCGCCGCCGACCGCGCTCGAGTTCGACGTGCCCTCCATCGCTGAGTGGCAGGTGGCGGGGCACCTCCCCAACAACGACGAGTACGCACGCAAGAAGCTCCCCATCGGCAAGCGCGGCTACGGCCTGATGGTCAGGATCTCCGGCATCTCCGGCTCGCGGGTCTCGCGGATCTTCTCCATCGCCGTCAACGCGGGTGCCCAGGACAGGGGCAAGGTGACCTCGTGACAACTTGGGATTCCAAGTTAGGTGGCTAGTCGAGGGGGAGATCTCCCCGGAAACTACGCGAGCGACTACGAGCGTCAGCTCATGCAGCGGATCTTCGCGGAGACGACGGAGTTCCCGCTCGAGTTCCGCAACTGGCTCAAGCGCTTCATCATCGACGAGGTCAAGCAGGAGGCCATCGACTCCGGTGGAGGCCCGGGGGATTCGTCGGGATTCAACCCCGCCGTCTGGATGCCGGGGATCATCCTTCCCCTGGCGTTCGGCTCGACCCCGACCTACTCCCTTCTCTGCGACGGCAGGGAGGTGTCGAGGGTCACCTACGCCAAGCTCTTCGCGGCGATCCACGAGACATGGGGAGCGGGGGACGGCACCACCACCTTCAACCTCCCCGACCTCCGAGACCGATCGCTCTACGGCCACGGCACCACGGTTGTGATGGCGAAGACAGACCTCGGCGCTCTCGGCACTCGCGGCCCCAAGCACTCGCACTCCTTCAGCGGCGGCGGGACAAACAGCGCCGGGTCTCACTCCCACGGAGGCAGCGTCGGCGGAGGGGGCCACTCCCACACCGGGAGCGCGAACATGGCGGGAGATCACGCGCACGGGCCTTCGGTGGACAACGGGTTCGCCACCTCGCAGGGGACGACCGCGGCCCTCGGCACAGGCGGGTCGGTCAGGTACATCGTGTCAGGGAGCGCCCCGGTCACATCGGTCGACGGGCTGCACAGCCACACGATCACGATCAGCGGAGACGGAGGCCACGGCCACACCATCGCCTCTGACGGCAATCACGTTCACACGGTGACGGGCTCGATCTCGGGCGGTGGAGTGCTGGACACGCCTGCGTATGCGGGTGTCCATTACGTCATCACGACGGGTGCCATCTCGTGAGCGTTGTACGATTCGCACGATGAAGACTGCCGACCCATCGAAGCTGGCCCCGGCGACCAAGTACTTCACCTACCAGCCGACCCCCGTCTCGAGCGCACCTCTTGGTCAGGGGTCGTTGGCCAACCAACCGATGACGAAGGCGAACACCTTGCAGTTGAAGCCCGGTCAGGTGGCCAAGTTCGCGGCAGGCAAGGGGTGGTACGGCGAGGACATCCCGGCTCCCCCGAAGGCGAGCGGCTCCTACCCGGTGCCGTCGAACAAGCCGCCGACGAACGAGGAGCCGAACCCGAACCTCGCCCCTGGCGGTGGCCCAACGACCACGGGAGCGGGTAGCCCTCCTCCCACCTCGACGGGCTACGACATGGACAAGGCGATTGCCGACGACTGGGAGACGATCCAGGCCCAGGCCGACGCGAACAAGCTGACCGGGGATGCGGCGACCGCCTTCCAGAAGCAGCTTCGGCAGGCGTACATCGACTACGGCGGAGCCGGGGAAGACCTCGGGGACTGGGCGCAGTACATCGACCCGGAGACGGTGAAGGCGGCGCAGGCCAACAAGTTCTCCACCCTGGCACTTGATCGTCGGGCCTACGACAAGAACTCGGAGCAGACCTACGCCGAGATGGCCGCTCGAGGAGGGTCGGGATCGGGCGACACAGTCAACTCGCTCAAGAATCTCCTCTTCAACCGCGAGCAGGCCGACTGGGGAGGGCTCCGCACCTTCCAGGGCGGCGCGGTCTCCGGCTTCAACAACCTCGGCGTGATCGGGCAGCAGGCCCGGGACATGATCCGCACCGCTCGCGGCAATGCGGCAGGCAGGGCAGCGGCGAACGCGCCCACCGTCGACACCGCCACCGACCCGACCGGGACAGGTGGTGCAGTCACACCTCCCCCGGCCGCGACGGGCAAGTACACCTGGGACAACGGCGCGGTCTCGAACCTCGCCCAGTTGAACCAGTGGCTGAAGGTGCGCGGTAGGACTCTGGCCCAGTTCAAGATCTCGAACCCCGCTGCCTATGCGAAGCTGGCGGCACAGTGACCGTCGCCTCCACCTTCTCGAACTTCCACCGTCTCTCCCCCGTCAAGGGAGGCTGGAAGGTTCCGCAGGGACAGCGGCTCAAGTACGTCGCCAACCAGGGCTACCACACCGAGGCGATCCCGGGATACACGCCTCCGGTCAAGACGACTCCGCTGACCCTCGACCAGCGGGTGCAGAACATCGTCGGCGGTCTCTACAAGCCGGCCGAATCCCTGATCGCCACACAGGCCGCCCAGCTTCAGGCAGAGGCCGCAGCGCGGCAGGCGAACTATCAGGCTGCCTACGCCTCTGCCGCGAAGACGAACGCGGCGATGGGCGCCGATGTGCAGAAGGGATGGAACGAGGCTGGCTCCGCAGTTCAGGGTCTCGCGGGTGCGCTGACCGGAGGGATCGGCGCGCAGACGCAGGCGAGCGTGGCCTCGACGGATCAGGCGTTGGCGAACATGGGCGCTCCCGCCACCCACTACGACCCAACCACCCAAGCCGGGGTTGAGTCCTACTACGGCGGCTACCTCCCGGGGAGGCAGTTCGCCCAGCTTGGCGGGATCGGGCGTCAGTTCATGAACGAGGCGGGGATCGGGCTGGCCGAGCAGGGGAAGCAGGAGTCTCTCGCTGCGATGAAGCAGACGAACTTCGAGATCCTCAAGAACCAGACGCAGGCGCTCGCTGACCTCGCCGCCAAGCGCCCCGACACCTACGCCACAATCCGCGGCCTCTTCGCCACCGAGAAGCAGAACGACGTGACGAACCAGATTGCCAAGGCCGAGCTCACTGCACGCCAGTTGACCGCCGCCCAGGATCTGAAGTTCAAGTACGCCGAGCTGGCCCAGAACGCGAAGACCGAGGCCGAGAAGCTCGAGTGGCAGCGCAAGGAGAACGAGATGGATCGGCAGATCGACAAGATCAACGCCGACGCCAACGCCACCCAGGCGGGTGCCTCCAACTACAGCGCCCACCATCCTTCCTCGGGGCAGGCCAAGTACTCGACGGGCACCTACCAGCAGAAGGCCTCGTCGGTCTTGCAGGACGAGCTTCAGAACGTGCAGAACACCTACATCCCCAAGAGGGACGACGGGGTGTTCGACAAGAAGACGGGCAAGTGGAAGGGCGGGATGCTGCTCAAGTACGGCCCGACCGGAGCGGTGATCAAGAAGTCGAACGGGACGGCCGTCCTCGTCCCCTACTCGCACCAGCAGTGGATCAAGAACCAGCGGATCCTCTACCGCGAGCATATGTTCCAGAACCTCTGGTCGATGATCGAGGGCAACATCGCCTTCGGCAACAAGGAGAAGGCGAAGAAGTACCTCCGCTCGCGGCTGAACAAGGTCGCTATGTCCTGGGATCCGCACGCTGCATGGGCGGCTGTCGCCCCGGACACGCAGCAGTCTGCGATCCCGAACCAAGCTGCGGGGTCGGGCACCAAGAAGGTCAGCTAGGTTCGCGGGATGGGCTTCCTGAGCCGCGCCCTCGGCTTCTCTCACATCGGAGACATCCCTGCTCCCCCGGGCAGGCGGCAACTCGGCAGCGCCTGGGGCGACATCACAGGCAATGTCACCGGACTCCTCCCTGCCGGGAAGATGATCGTCGGCGCGGTGGCCCACGACGCGGCCAACGTCCTCCCTCCTGCCGTCGAGGCGCGGGTGGCAGCGAACCTGATCCACGGGGACAAGCCCCTCAAGGGGCTCGAGCGACCGACCCGCACCCCCACCCTGGTCGGCCAGCTTGGCGCAGGGCAGTTGAACTACTGGTCTCGCGCCCTCGGGGAGGATCCCTCCGACATCCCCATCGTGATGGGCAAGGACGGCAAGCTCTACCGCAACACGACGCTAGGCGGCAAGCGTGGCCACATGTTCCAGTTCCTGCCCGAGGCTCCGAAGTCCGTCCTCGATGACCTGAAGAAGGAGAAGCGCGGCCGTGCCCTCTGGTCGGAGGATCCGGTCAACGCTCCTCTGGCCTTCGTCCCCCTGGTCGGGGCGGCGGGGAAGGTGGCCAAGGTCGGGAAGCTGGCCGAGGACATCCAGAGGGCGAACAAGGGGATGAAGCTGTCGGAGGCCAGGAAGATCGCACGCAAGGAGTACAACCACCCCGGCTACGCGAAGAGCAAGGGTCTCGAAGGAGGGATCGGCCCCCGGATCATCAAGGGCCAGTACGGGACAGCAGAGGGGCGGATGCGCTCCCGCTCTCAGTTCGGCCGTAACCTCCAGGCGCTCTGGGACAGAGGCTCCGAGATGGTCGACGCACGCAACCCGGAGAGCCGCTTCTCCTCATCGACCCGGGCCCAGGCAGCGGAGGCGAAGGCGGTCGAGCGGCAGGCACGGCGGGACGAGAACTCCGTCACCCAGGTCGAGATCCTGCTGAAGAAGGCGCTGAAGCGGAGAGGGTGGCAGACAGCCAACGACGCCCCGCTGACCGAGCGCCAGCAGGACGTGATGAACTCGATCATCGTCGCCCTTGAGCATGGGAACATGACGCCGGAGGAGGCGGTCAAGGCGAGGATCGCGCTGCACGAGTCGACGCTGACCGGAGGCGTCTCCTCCGCGATGACCGAGGCCCAGATCGAGAAGCTCGGCAACCAGCTCGAGAAGCAGATGGACGACATCACCGACGAGCAGCACGGCCAGCTCGCCGCCTACGCGAACGACCTCGAGAGGGCGCAGCGCACGGCCGACTCGCATGAAGCTCTTGCCGTCAAGCTGGCGACCCGGCGCACCCCGGAGGAGACGAAGGCGATCCGCGAGCGGCTGAAGCTGAACCCTGCGGTGAAGCGGAGCGAGGCCGAGTTCGCCAGGATGGAGCGGGATCTGGAGAAGCTGAAGCGCGAGCATCACGAACTCTCCACCCACATCGAGGATCTGCTCACGCGCCCGAACATGCCGCCCTCGAAGCGCAACAAGGGGCTGTCCACCGCCACCCGCCAGTTGCAGAAGAAGGCCGACCAGCTTGCCAAGAAGCGCAAGGAGTTCAGAGACGCTCTCGCCTGGGGCCACGACCTCGGGGACGAGATGCGGAGAGGAGACCTCGTCGTCGCCCGGGCAGAGGGAGAGGCGGAGAACGTCCTCCACGGACAGCGCCGCAAGCAGTACGACGCGGAGCGCCGGGTGCAGATCAGGGAGCATCGGCTCGCTGACAGGCAGGAGTCCTCCGACGCGCTCCTCGCTGACGAGCGTGCCGCCCTCGATCAAGCCTTCGACGGCATGGTCGCCAACCCCCGACGCTCGACGCCGCTGAGTGAGGTGGAGCGTCATCTGGTCGAGGCGCAGATGGCGAGCCTGCGCCGAGCTCTGGATCACCCCAAGAACGAGGGCCACTACCGCCGCGCTGTCGCCGGGATGCGCGTCCTTGCCGAGTGGGTCGATGAGACCGGGCGCGAGATCGAGAAGATGGGCAAGTCGCCGGAGGAGCAGGCACTGGTCGACCAGATCTTCGATGAGCGTCAGGGCGCGGTCGGGGAGGAGATGGTGCGGCGGGGGATCCTGACCCAGGAGCAGGCCGGGGGTGCCTACTTCCCCCACTACTCGATGTGGTCGGCAGGGGGCAAGGAGGTGGGGAGGGGCCACGGCGTCAACGGCCCCATCGTGGACGGCCCGAACCTGAACGACTACATCCTCAACCACCACGAGAACGACCTCCAGCTTCTCCAGCGGGGGATGGTCGACATGTCCCCGACCACCTTGGGGAACCTGCTCCGCAACCGGATCCGCTTCCTCTCCACCCATGAGGCGGTGCAGAAGCTGTACCGCGAGGGGGTCGAGGTGCCGGAGGGTGAGCTTCCCAAGGGGTACACGCTGATCCGCAATCCCGACGAGGCGAAGCGTGCGGTGAGCGACAGGCTCAAGATGGCGTTCACCGATCCGGATCGCTACGAGCGCAACCTCGAGCGGGAGCAGGCACCGACCCCCGTCAGTGACGCCGCCGACGAGACGGCGACGATGACCCGGGCGCAGCTTCGCCAGATGAACCACGAGAGCGCCGAGGCGGCGAGGGTGAAGGCGGAGGCCGACAGCCCCGACCCGGACGGACGCGGGGCAGAGCGCGAGGACTTCGTCAACGAGTCCGTCTACGAGGTGGGTAAGGGTGTCGCTCCTGCCTGGGTGAAGGCGACGAAGAACTACCGCATGATCCCGACCAAGGTGGCGAAGGCCCGTCTCGGCGAGGCGGTGATCAAGCACCCCGACTCGAACGCCCTCGCCTGGATCAACGCGGCCAACATGATCATCCGCTCGATGGTGCTGTACACGCCCTACGGCGGGGCGCGCTACATCACCCGCAACGCGATCCAGAACGCCACCCTCCTGGCCCTGACCCAGCCCGGTGCCTTCCGCCACCTGGGGCAGGCGGTGAAGATGCAGCTTGGCAGCGCGGAGGAGAAGGCGCTCTTCCGCGAGGTGGCAGTGGAGGCCGGGACGGTCGGAGCATCAGCCGGCCTGCCGGAGAGGGCGACGAGCTACGCCTCTCGAGCGAAGGCAACGGAGCGCAAGGTCTCGCAGGCGAGCCACAAGGTTGCGAACGTCCTCGGTGATGTGGCCGACGAGCCCTTCCGCGTCGCGGCGTGGCTGAACTACGCGAGGAAGTACGACTTCGATTCGCCGGACGAGATCCGCTCCCTGATCAACGACCCGAAGCACGCGAAGCTGCGGGACGAGATCAGCCAGCGGGTGCGGGAGGATCTGCTCGACTTCGACGCCGCCACCCCGGCCGAGCGGAAGGTGATCAACCGGATCCTCTTCCTCTACCCGTTCATGCGAGCGTCGGCCAAGTGGCCCTTCATGTACGGACGGGAGTACCCGGTCAGGACGGCTCTCGCCGCCACCCTGGCGCAGGAGGCACCCGACGATCAGGAGTACCCGGGGATCCCGAAGTCGGTGAACGAGTCCTCGATCCTGAACGACAAGAACTGGTCGATCTGGGATCCGACGAACCCGATCCGCACCCAGATCGAGAACGTCCAGGCCGCAGGCCACCTGATGTCGCACGACCAGGGCGCTCAGTCCCTGGCCGACAACGTCCACCCCTTCCTCGGGATCGGGCTCGACATCGCCAACGGCAACCCGGTCGGTGACTCGCTGACGCGGCTGTTCCCGCTCTGGCGCAACTACAAGGACATCCGCCGCCACGGCACCGACATGGGTGGGCAGGGGACTGCGTTCCTTGGCATGGAGGTCAGGCCACCGAAGCACATCCGCAAGCAGTTCGAGACGGAGGCCGGGAAGATCAACGCCGTGATCGAGTGGAACGAGGCCTCGGGCCAGAAGATCGACGTGGATCAGATCCAGCCCATCTTCAGCGCCTGGAAGGACTGGACTGCGCTCCAGTACCGGGCGACCAGGGCTTCCAAGGACAGGGGCCACGAGTTCACCAACCGCCAGATCGCCGTCCTCTACGCCGAGTTCATCCGCAAGAACTACTCGATCCCGGTGCCCTCCGATCAGGCGATCAGGGATGCGAACGACGCCCAGATCTCGACGTGGAAGCGGCAGATGGACGACACCCTTTGGGGGGCGATCAAGGATCCGGTCACGAACCTGCGTGAGAACCTGCGCAAGCTGATGCTGAGTGGCTACACGCTCGACCAGATCTCGGAGAAGTCCGGCATCGACCTCTCCTCCTTCAAGGATTCGATCCGATGAGCAGCATCGACGAGTACCTCTCCGGCCGTCAGTCTCCGATGGCGGGGCTCGGCTCCGCCTTCGAGGCGGCGGGGAAGAAGTACGGGATCGACCCTCGCCTGCTGGTCGGGATCGCGGTGATCGAGTCGAGCGCAGGCCAGCACATGAAGAACAAGAACAACCCGTTCAACTGGGGCGTCCACCGGGGACAGACCTACCCGTCCCTCGCTGCCTCGATTGACGATGTCGCTCGAGGCCTGTCGCAGAACTACATCAAGCAGGGGCTGACGACGCCGCAGCAGATCGTCTCCAAGTACGCACCGGGGTCTGACGGCAACGACGAAGGGGGCTGGGCCTCGACTGTCTCGAGCGTGATGCAGGCGCTGGGAGGCCCAGCAACGGTCGGATCAGCCAATGCCCCAGCATCAACCACTGCCTCGCGGCCCCGCATACGGCAGGACATGGACGCGAAAGTCGACCTGATGCCCGATTCTCTGCGTGTTCCGGGCACAACGGGGTCAGAGCCGTATGTAGCGAGCCTCCTGATGAAGGGGCCACAGGCTCTGTTCAAGGGCGTCCAGGCCGCAGCAGACAGACGGCACGCCCGGGACACGATGGCTGTCGCCACGCCCCCGGAGGTGACCGAGCCGGAGACACCGAACGATCTCCCGGCCAAGGGGATGGTCGTCACCTCGAAGGGATGGACTCCGACCCATGTCACCGATGGTCTCGGCTGGGGAACGAAGACCGCCGCCGACATCATGGCCGCACCGGGGACACCCGTCGGTGCGCCGGAGTCGGGGGTCGTCGTCAAGCTCGGCTCCGCCCAGGGTGGTCAGTCGATGTACTTCCAGGGTGACTCGGGCAAGACCTACTGGCTGGGCCACATCGACGGCGAGTACTCACTGCCACCCGGCACTCGAGTCCGTGGCAACGAGACCGTCTCCCGTGTCTCAGCAGACCACGCTGCGCCCCACCTGCACATCGACGTGCAGCAGCCGTCCTAGAACGACGAAGGGCCGCAACTTGGGATTCCAAGTTGCGGCCCTGGTCGTCGGGGGCACGATGTCGTTACACCTCTACTGCGCCCCCAGAAAGTGACAGCCCTGCACCTGCACGGAGAGGGCCGCCCGAAACAAGGGCATAGGCCACCCCGGTTGAACTAGCTCTGCGTCTCCGAATCGTCACCGGGACGGAACAGCGGCATCGGCAGGCCAGCGAAGACGTTGACCCCGTTCTCGCCGGAGGTCAGGCTCGGCTCCGGCAGTAGGCCGAAGAGATGCTCCGCTGTCTTCGACGCCGACTCGAGCGTGATCGCTGCGTTCTTCTTCTTCAGCTCGATGGTGATGCCTGACGAGCCTACGGTCTTGTAGACGTGAATCTTCATGTCGTCCTTTCGTGCGTCGATGATTGAGACGGGGGAGGGCACACCCCTCCCCCACGCTGCTACTTCTCTTCCTTGCTCTCGGCCTTCTCGGCCTTCTTGGCTTCGGCCTCCTGCGCCTTCGCCAGCTTCTCGGCCTCCTCGGCCTCCTCCTCGACGGAAGGAAGTCCTGCACGCTCGCGGCGGATGTTCTCCTCCACCCGCGCACGCTCGCGCTCCTCCTCCATTCCCTCCATCGTCTCGGCCGTCTGCTCTTCCGCGGCCTTGATCTCTTCCTGCTGCTCCTTGGTGAGATCGGTCATGTCTATCACCTCCTCTCCGGGTAGTACATTGTCCCCCTCTTGGGGGATGGGCAACCCGTCTTCGGGGTGATCGAGCCAGCGGCCCCAGTTCGAGCGGTAGCGCTTCCTCACGCAGCGCTCACCAGCCGCAGCGTCCGGCCCTCCCCTTCGATCTGACCCATGTGGCGCAGCGTGTTGAGGTGCCACTGCACCGTGGCAGGTGAGGCCAGCCCGACCGCCTCACCGATCTCGCGCACGGTCGGCGGGTAGCCGTGGTCAGCGATGAACTGACGGACGAACTCGTAGATCATCTGCCTGTTACTCATCACCACCCCCAAGGTCTTCGATGAACAGGCGCGGGTTCATCACGACGAAGTAGAGCGCCTTCTCGACAACGTGGTACCTGACCGATCGGATGCCTTCCTCTACCGAGAGGCCGAGGTAGGCGGCGATCTGCTCGACGTGCGAGTCGAGGATCTCGGCGCCGTCCTCCGAGTCATCGGGCACGAGAGCCGCCCAGGTCTTGCGCTGACGCTTCGGCCCGGGCGCTCGCTTGACGGGCTTCTCGTACCCGCACGACTCGCACCGCTGCCCCTCTGCGAGCTCGACGTGGTGGTGGGCAACTTGGGATTCCAAGTTGTCCACCGCCCCGTCCACAGGCTGTGGATGAATCGGCCCCTCGTTCACCCACGACTGCGACGTGATCCCCTTGTGGAGCCAGATGAACTGGTCTCCCATCTCGAGCCGGATCATCGCCTTGTGGCCACCGATGGCCCCGGTCACATCGTTGTGATGGCGCACGCAGAGCCCCACCACGTTCGAGACCACCTTCCCCGAGGGCAGTCTCACCCACTCTGTCGGCTGCCCACGCAGATATGACCGGGGCCACATGTGATGGCCCTGCTGCGAGCGGGAGATGCACGCGGGTGCAGCGCACGTCACGTTCATCTCCGCTCTCGACCCGGGAACCCCCCTGATCTCCGGGTCGATCCTTGGTGCGAGGGTCACTGGTTCGCCCTCCTCACCATCCGCCGCGCCATCTGCGTGGTGATCTCCCAGCGGTTGCCCTTCCCCGGGGCACGCTTGGGGTAGTCCTCACGCAGCCAGCGCCGCAGAGTCTTCTCGTCCACGTCGAGCATGTACGAGAGTTCATAGACAGTGATCATGGTGACCTTTCTGTTAGCGATCCCAGACCCAGACTCGCTCTTTGAGAACAAGCTCCTGATCCTCCGGGCCTTTGACATATCCGTGCACCCATTTCTGTCGGTGAACCTTCAGCGATGGGTACCACTGGTTGCGCCAGTGCCCTCTCACCATGAAGCGATGAGAATAGTGGGCTTCCCCTGGCTCCTCGTCCTTGGACACCGAGACCCGGCGTAGCTCGACCACGACCACGTCGCGCACGTCGGGCATCCCACGCCGTTGCGCCTCACGACGCGCCGGCCTGGAAGGGCGATAGCGATTCGAGGTGACGATCCGCTCGCTCATCAGGCGGTGCAGCACCCGGATGTAGGTGACCCACTGCGCGTCGACATCGCCCTCGCCCTTGGTGTGTACGAGGTCGTGAGCGACGAGCAGAGGCAGCACCGTGGTGTGGAGGATGCCCCACTTGTCGGGCACCGACTTCATCCACTCGTTCGTGTAGTCGTCCTTGTCGTCGATGTTCGACCAGAGGGTGACCTTCATGCACTTGTGCCAGCCCTCCTGCCTGTTGCCGTCGCTGTCCTCGACCACGATCTCCGTGTCGATCATCCGCCAGTGGATGCAGCGGAAGACAGCGATGTTCCCTGCTACGTCCTTGCCTGCGAACGGGGTGGGAAGGACGGCGAACCCACACGGGAAGAGAACGTCCTCTTCGATCATCGGCTCCCTCGCGTTGAAGGTCTCCATCGCGGAGAGCGTCAGGTCGTGCATCTCCTCTGTCACCCAGAGGGGCTCGGCGGCGATCAGGTCTTCGACCATCGAGTCGAAGGCCATCTTGCAGGGCAAGGTCGACTGCTCCCCGTACTTCAAGTACCGATCCATCAGCCAGAAGTTCCGGTACTCCTGGCCCTGCGGCCCTGCCATCATCGCCAGGATCTCGGACTGGACGGAGATGGCCGTCTCCCAGTCCTGGCGCTTCATACGAGACGCTCGTAGACGAGGGTCTTGAACACGGCCATGCTCTCGGTCGGGTTGAGACCGTGGGTGCGGAAGAACTCCCAGAGGTCTCCGTCGTTCTCGACCAGCACCGTCTTCGCCCCGGCGTTGTCATGCGCCCACTGCTCGAGCGAGTTGTCGGAGTTGCCCGACATGCGGATCGCCCATGTCCCCTTCCCGGTCTGAAGGAACTCAGGCCCGGTCGGGTTGATGTGGCCCTCCGTCATGTCGGCGAGGACGCCGCGGATCACGCGAGCGAGGTTCATCTGTCCTCGCTTCACCCGCTTGAAGACACGGACATCCTCCGGCTTGAAGAAGTCCTCGTACCTCATCGCCCCTCCCTCACCCTGGTCAGTTCGGCCTCCAACTCTTCGATGTTCTGATGGCAGAGCCGAAGAGCGGTGTCGTCGTCCCTCGCCCGTGCCTCCCATTCCTCTACCTCGGCAAGAGCGGCGTCCACGATCCACTGTTCCTCGTCCATCACCGTGAACGCCTCAAATGCCAGCGCCTCCCGCACCTTCTCCATGCGTCCCGATTGATTCATGGCGAAACCGCTTTGTGGGCTGGAGCGGTCGTCCACTTGACCGGGCCGTACTGCATCCCACCCGTCACCAAAGTGGTGACGTGATGATCGAACGTGTGACCATCAGGGCGCTCACAGCGGTTCGCGGGGTAGTCCGGGTGAGTCGCCGGACAGCGCGAGTCCCGATTGAGGCAATCCGCTTTGTGGGCTGGGCTTCCATCACCTGTTGGAGTCCTTCGCGACCCGTCGCAGATCACTTTCGGCGTCCAGGGTGTGAAGTGATTGACGGTTAGCCCATCGCTGGAAACCCGAACTTGGCTCCCGCAGTTTGGGCATCGCCCAAGCCCTCCAATGACGGCGGTCATGGGATCTCCGGGTGGGGGTCGCCGTGGGCCTTGCGGGAGAGGGCATCCAGACGGGCGTCGTACATGTCCTTCGCCCTCGACGCCTTCAGCAGTTCGTGTGCGTCCCGTAACGCCTCCAGCGCGGCTTTGAGTCTGTCGGCTTCGGCCTCCGCAGCCTCGCAGGCGACCTCGCGCCTGTTCCACGCTTCCTTCCAGTCGGCGTACTCCTTGCTGACACGAGCAAGTTCGGCCTCCGCAGCCTCGGCGCGAGCGACCGCTTCGTTCTCCTTCTGCCCCAGGTCGATGATCCTTAGCGCCTGCTCCGCGACATCGTCACCCAGGCGTTGAACTTCGGCCTCCCATTCCTCTGCCTCGGCAAGAGCGGCGGCGAGCGAGGCTTCCGATGAGCGCGACGGCGACTCGCCCGACAGCGCCATTGAGCGGTGCAGGCCCAGCGCCTCCCGCACCTTCTCCTGGCGGGCGCTCATACCTCCCCCTCCCAAGCAGGGCACACCTTCCTCCACCCGCACATCTGGCAGGGGGTGAAGGACATCGAGAAGTCAGCGAACTTCCCGGTCGTCGGCCATGTCTCGTCCGGCCCGTAGCGCGTGTACATCCAGGCGATCTGCTCTGCCATCATCGCCGCCGTGCCCATCACGTTCTGGAACCTGACCGTGTTCGGGTAGTTGATCAGGTCGGCCGACTCCAACCCGGTCGTGATCTTCGGCGTTTTCGCCCGGGAGATCGAGTGGTACTCGACGGGCAGGTTGGTGGCCATGCAGTAGATGTCCGACTGCAACATCCACGACGGCTTCATCTTCGAGGCCGACTGCTTGCCCGTCTTCTGGTCGATCACCCGGTCGGGGACGAGGTCATCCTTCTCGTTCATCGCCCCGACCTGAAGGTCGATGTAACCGATCAGCGGGACGGGGAGACCGGGGTCTTCGACCTGGAACTTCGACTCGACCGACAACGGCTGAAGCCGAGGGACGACCTGCTTGTAGTACGCGGCGGTCAGGCGCTCGCTGTCGTTGCGTGCCACGAGCTCACCCTTGCGTGGGTCACCGGAGTCCCAGGCGATGTTGTCGACGCCGCCGTCCTCTTCGAGAACCTTCGGGACAGCGACATCACCGAGGTACTCGACCACCTCACCGAGAGGACGGTCGACGAAGGAGGAGACCTTCTGCTCCCAGTTGAACTCGAGCGCCTCGTGGAAGATGGAGCCGATGACGAGAGCCTCACCCGGCTTCTCCTTCTCACCGAGGATGTAGCGGTGGCGGAACTGCTCTGGGCAGCGGCGAAACATGCCGAGCGCCGAGGCACTGAGGTGTTTGATCCGGTCGGGCCAGATCAGCTTGGCCTCCCCGGAAGGGGGAGCAAGCTCCACCCCTCCGAGGAATGATTCGAGGTTGGTCATCACGATCCTTTCTGGTCGTCCAACTTGGAATCCCAAGTTGGGATGGAGTCGAGCGAGGACTGGATCAACTCGGCACCGTCACCCACCGTCGCCATCATGAAACCGCAGACGACGATGGGCGAGACGGTGTCGCACTCCTGGCAGTGGCCGGACAGGTAGAGGGTGTTGGGAACATCCATCGTCTGCCGTGACCCGCAGTTCGGGCATGACCACTTCTGCCAGCAGGTGAAGCCCTTGTCGATCTGGCGATTCATCATCGCCTCGATCTCGAAGATGGAGAGGTCGCCTTCACCCGGCATGGCTAGAAGGGGATGTCGTCGTCCGGGTGGACGGGAGCCTGCTCGTTCCCCTGGGGCTCCGGCTGCTCAGTGGTGCCCTGGATCGGAGGGGTCGACCAGTTGACGCCCTCCTTGAAGTACTTGGCAAGCTGCTCCGCGATGGCAACGAGCGAGGCCAAGTTGTGGTTCTCGGGCGAGAGCAAAGGCAGGAGATCCGCGGCCACCTTCGCCGCCGACTGCCGCATGATCCGCTCCTCCCGCTGCTCGTCACGCGGGACGACGTGCTGGATGGTGGCACCCTGCGCCGCCTGCGTGACGGGCTGGGCTTGAGCCTGCTGCTGGATCGGCTGGCTCTGCTGACCGGGCTGAACCAACTGCTGCGCCCCGGGCGTGATGGCCTCGAGGTAGCGGTTGACGTACGGGTTCCCGGTGTGAGGGTTCGTCTGGTTCGACTCGCTCTCGTTGTAGGCAGCGGTGACAAGCTGCCCCATGAGCGAGACCGAGGCCGAGATCAGCTCCGCCTTCTTGGTCGAGAGCTTCTTCGGGTACTGGTTCCCCTCTTCGAGGATGGCGATGGCCGACCAGCCACCGTTGCGCGATTCGATACCCGTGAGGGTTCCGACAATCTGAAGCATCGTGCCTCCTTGAGGTTGCGAACTTGGGATTCCAAGTTCGACTGTTGGCCCTTTCCTGCTACACGTATTGTAGCAGTTCCCGCGAACGTGTGTTCGTGTGGAGTGAGGGATCGCCGGGGTTGGTTCCGCGCTTTACAACCACGTTGTCACCCTCGCGCCGCGACCCTCACTCCACCCTGTAGTCAGCCCATCGGGGCCGATCTCTTACGTCAGCAGCCTCCGCCCCAAGGGCCGAGACCACCTCGAGCGAGACGCACCGCAGCCTGCAAGTGCGTGCGCGGATTCCACATCCGCTGTCTGAACTGAGCGAGGGTCTCGCCCCGCCAACGGTGGACACCGTTGAGCTGAAGCAGACCATACGACCCGCCGTTGCTGTCCTTGTAGTTGGCGGCACGGGGGTTGAAGCCTGACTCACGACGGGCACAGCGGATCATCGTCTCGCCCTTCCATCCGTGCCCGAAGTACTCGTAGATCAGAGCCTTCATCGACGCCGCTTCCCTTGCGTTCGTGCCGTAGTTGTCGGCCCTCGCTGACTGCACGAAGATCACGGCAACGAGGGTCACCATCAAGGCGACCAGCATGGTGATGGATCGTGTACGAGTGATTGTCTCGTCCCTTCTCTGGCTGTACCACGGGGTTCCGTGGCCTGGGCACGGCCCTGACTTGGGCCGCTAGGTGTGGAGCGATCCGTAAAGCCTGACCTACGGCCCGGACAGAAGCTCCGCGATGGTGACCGGATCGTCAGCAGGGATGCCCGGGCTCTTCACGATGTGGTCGAAGAGAAGCGCGAACGCCTCCGGGTCTACTGAGCCGGCCTCCTTCGCCCACTCATCATCTGGCATCGCTTCACCGATCATGTGTGGGCGCTGCTCGGGGAAGACGCGGTCGTCCCGCTCCCTCCCGAACCTCTTGTACAGGTACCGGGCGCACATCCATCGCTGCACCCACTGAGGGATGGCCTCCCGCTCGGGCAGGTTGATCCGATGGTCGACCGCGTTCCTGTACTTCGACTGCTCCTTCTCGATCTTCACCCGCTCGTAGATCTGGGCGAGCGAGGGAGCGAACTTCCACTCGCTGATCCCGTCGAGGATCGACTTGCTGGCGATGGTGGCGTCGATGGTCTCCAGGGCGTTCGTGTAGAAGTCGGCCTGATCGTCATTGATCTGCGGCCCCCATCCCGGCGCCGCCCTCATGAACGCCACCAGTTGCTCCGCTTCCTCCCTCTTCATTCGCTGCCTCTCTGTCGGCCCATCGGTGGGCTACCTGATGGGCGTTGATCCCGTCACGGTCGGCCGCGTCGTTTGAGTAGGGACACAACTTGCAATCCCAAGTTCGACGCCAGTACACGGCTCGACCGATCTCGTCCTCATGCTCGATCTCCATGCTCCTCCATCACTGGCTTCCGCTCCGCGTTGAGGCGGAGCGGGTGCGAGTAGCGGGGGCAGTGGATGTTCTTGCACCACCCCCATGTCCAGACAACGTCCTCCTCTCTCACGTCAGCGAACTCCCATCGGTGCCAGCCGACGTGACAGAGGAGCCGTCTCAGCGGGGAGCTACGACCTTGAGGGGGATGCCGTGCTTTCGACACCGACCCATCATGTCCATCGTCCCCTTCGACTGTCCATCCCAGAAAGCGATGCATAGGTCGGCCCCTGCCTTTGCCATCTCCTCGTTGCGGATCGGGCCCGCCGCCTTGCCGTAGGTCTTCCAGTCGGCAGGGTGGGGCTCGAGCGGAAGCTCCATCCTCCGTGCGACTTTCGCCGCCAACCGATCGGCACCCTTCGGTGCCACGCCGAAGATGATGGTGCAGTTCGGGACGCAGAGCAGGGTGTCAGCGATCAACTGCTCGTCCGTCCATGTGCGTGAGCCGCAGACGATCACCCGCCTCGCGGCACAGGCCTCCTCGTACCAGCCCATCAGCGGGAGACGAAGATGGTCAGGGTTCCTCCGCCACCGAGGTCGGCGCCGACAGCGAAGGCTCTCTCGGTCACGTCGATGGTCGGCTTCTCGTCGGTGATGCTCTTTGCGATGTCGAGCGCGGCGTCGATGGACTCGACGCCGTGGATGCTCAGGTGGCAGCGGGGAAACTCCTTCATGGTCTCCACGACCATGTCGTAGTTGGTCGCCATCACGTTCCTTTCTCGTCGGGTTCCGCCATCTTCCTCACGTCAGCGAGAGAGATCACGTTGGTCGGCTTGCTCATGTGTTCGTGCTGGGCGCGGCCGAAGTTCTTGAGGATCGCACCCTCACCGAAGATGTCGAACTTCTTGCGGCACCACTCGTATGCGATCTGAAGCTCCTCGATGGAGGCACCCGCCTCGTTCAACTCCTTGACCACCTTGCCGCGGAACGACGCCTCAGTGGAGGTGCGGCAGGGGCCGAAGAGAAGATCGAGCTCGTCCCAGATCGGGTTCCGTGGCCTCGGCATCAGACGGGAGAGTCGAGGTTGTCGAACAACCCGCCCTGCCCCTGCAACCCCAGCTTGCGCTTGCCCATGCACGGGTTACAGAGGATGGCTCCGGTCGGAGAGGGGAGAGCCACCTGATTGACGCCTCCCTTCTTGCGCGGTTGAGTCCACGCTACGACCTCCTGCCACTGGTCGACCACGCGGGGTACCTCGCGGTCGCAGTCCTTACATCTAGCCACTCTGCCTCCTCTTCTGTCGTAGCCACGCCTTGCCAGCGGGAGTGGCGAGCCACACCTGGGTCTGCGCCTTCCGCTGCTTGGCCTTCTCCCGCTTTGCGGGGATCTCCTTCTGCCCCTCCGCAGTCAGGCTCGCCTTCCAAACCTCAGAGGCGGTGAGCCGCTTCACGTCGGAGTAGGGCTTGGGATTCTTCGCAAGCGGCTGCTTACCCGGCTTGCGCTTGCGGCTCGGCTTCACCGCCACCCGCATCGTGCGCCCCGGCGACACCGTGCCACCTGGGATTAGCTGGCGGTGAGCGGTGAGCAGACGTGCGCCGCGCTTGACTAGGAAGTGAACCGCCTGATGGTGATGGCGGCAGAGAAGAACGATGTCACTCTCCTGCTCACGCCCGAGACGAGCGTAGGAGCAGTGATGGAGGTCGAGGTTCTTAGACCCGCACTCAGGAATGAAGCACCGCCACGTTCCTTCCGCCCTCCGCTTCGCCTTGAACTCCTTGCGAAACTCGATCCAGTGCGGAGAGACCAGATACCGCTCATATCGACTGTTCAACCGAGACCTCACTTCGGATACGGGAGTGTTGGGGGTGGGCGTACTTCCCCCTTGCACCGCGAACGGCGATCAAGGGGGAAGC